CAGTAATGGGGGGGAAGATACGGTATCATTTTTTACAGCGCTTTTAGCGCTGTCCGTACTCGAGGAAATGGGTCTCGAGCATCTTTTGATGGTCTATATTTATGGACAATCTGATTGGTTCGCTTCTATTATGAAGAGAACCGATACGGTCCGTCTTCGGACGGACCGGTTTTCCGGGAGGCGGCTGTGTCCGTCTTTGGACGGATCGGTTTCCCGGAAGGGAACCGTATATGTGGTGTTTTAGATTAATACTTTTATAGTTTAAAATTACAAAAATATTTGCTGGTGTAAAAACCAGTTCGATTGGCTTAGGCTACTTTTCATATGTATCATGGGATTCAATATGGGAAAACGGAATAAGCGCTCTGGCAATCATGGTCGTAAGAACGGTCTACGTGATGCTCACCGACGAAGTCGGGGGAAAGAGAAGACGATAGCACGTCAAGAGATGATCGACGGAAAGGTGTCCGGCGATAGGTATGACGAAGATATTGTTTCATCCTCCGATCATCGTCGGGGTGAGCGATCGCGCGGTGACGGCGACGGTGATGTCGCGCTCACCGTGCCCAAAAAGACCCGTACGGTACAATTGGGAGTACCTCGGGATAAAAATAAGTTTGCGTCTACGGACGCGTCTGGCCGCACTACAGTCCGTGAGGACAAGTTTCGTAAGGGTTCCGCCGTGAGTTGGAATGCTTATCATACTGTTCTTCGCCGTTCTATGACGGTTGAGAGTGGTGGTTTGGCCCGGAAGCGTGTGGAAAAGCGCACTACTAGGGAGAGTTATCTCGTGAGTCTTGAGGAGATTCTTGGGGAAATGCTCCATTTTGAAGTGTTGCCAGTTGTGTACGCGGGAACGCGAGGACAGGGACAGCGTCATCGTTTGTTTGGTCGCATTAAGCGTGGTTTATCTGCCACTCAATGTGTGATTGTTCCAGACGGTGGCCAACGTCCCGCGGTTGTTTTTGCGTATCGCGTGGTGATGTTGCAAGGTTCCGAGGAAGATCTGAACTCCAGTTGGAGGAGTATTTTTCGTCCGGAATACGATTACGCTGCAAAGCGTGAGCGTCCAGCCGTGAGCCAAGTGTTTCCCGCTGAGCACCAGGGGATGTTTTCTGGTCTTGGGGACACATTTGTTATGTCCAAGGCGTTTGAGTTTGCCATGAAGTATGGCGTAGGTGACGCAGCAAGTGGTATGGACCTGTTGAAGCAACATGGTCCTACTATTGTTCGCCTGTGCGCTGATTTGTATGCTCTTTCCCTTGTCCCACCTGAGAAGCGGCGCGAGTACATGCTTGTGCGTGTTGGTGGTATGATGGCGACTTCGCCGAAGAGCAGACAATTGGTCGCTGATATTTTTGGCCTCCTTGTGTCTAATGTTGTCGTCATTTCATTCGTCACGGCTTTTCAGAAGGCCCACGAGCGCGGTGCGGAAGGCGCAGGCGCGGGGTTGACTTATGATGCTGAGCATCAGGCGTTCCCAGAGTGGGACGTTTCCAAAGTCAGTGATATGTTGGAGAGAGTTCGTGGTTTGGACGTTTCCCCAGGGACCGTCGTTAACGCGCTCGTTCTTCTTGTTGCTGCTGGTTGGACGTTGTACCAAGCCAAAGATGGGAAAGCTCCGATTGCTGGTATTTTCGCTAGCGTGAAGAAGACGTTTGGTGTTCATAAGTGCGAGTCTGTTGACGACGCAGTTTGCCACCTTCTTACGGCGATACCTGTTGTTGTGTCTGCTGTGAGTGCGGCTCTTGCCGCGAAGTCGCTTGCTCCTTTTTTCGCGCGCAATTCCACGGTGTTTGAGGATTTTGTCACGGTGCGAGCGGCTTATGATCTGCACAAGACGGGACAGTACCCTAATAGCGCGTTCGCGGATCGCGATGCGTTTGTAAGGGCACTTGCCTCTGTTCACAGGCGTTTTGGTGACGAGGCTAAAGCTCGCGTCATTCCGATCGAAGTTAAACAGCATCTTGTTGCGGTGAATACCATGTACAATGAGGTTGTGAACAACTTGTCTGGTCAGTTTCGTGAAGCTCCGTATGCTGTTGCTATTGTTGGAGGTTCCGGTATTGGCAAATCTGTCCTTACCCGGTATGTCGCCGATCGTGTCGTGCGTGCTGACGGTGGTGCTCCCTTGAGCAAGACCGACATTTATACTCAACAGCCTACTGATAAGTTTGCGTCTGGGTATGATATGAGCAAGCGTGTTGTGGTTCTTGACGACCTGTGTAATCAGAGGCCGACTCAGGGGTGTGCTTTGCCATGTATCCCAACTGCCATCATCATTGACGTTATCAATAACGTCATGACGCCTACCAATCAGGCGGATCTATCCAGCAAGGGTAAGATCTTTTGGAATCCCCGGGTTGTCGTTGCGACGTCTAACGTGTTGTCCCTCGGGGCTCACATGCACTCCAACGAGCCTGTGTCGGTCCTTCGTAGGTTTAACTGGTTTGTTGAGCCGACGGTGCGAGATCAGTATCGTGTGGCTGGGGGTTCAGGTCTTGATCCCGCAGCTGATTTTTCGCTTCCTATAACCGATGTGTGGACTTTTCAAGTTTATCGTTGGATACCCGCTGCGAATGATTCCGGTATGCTCAAAGTTTATTGCCCGGAGGTAGAAAGAGGCTGCGATGTCTTTTCCCTTTTGGCGTTTTTGGAGCGCGATTCAGTTGTTTATTTTGGTAAGCAGCGTGAGTTGGCTGCGTCCATCGACGGTCAGGCCCACGTGAACCACGATATCGAGGAGTTGCGTCGTATGTCGACAGGCACTCCCGCTCGCGCGGAACACCAGATGTTTTCTTGTTTGGTTCAGGAGCCGACAAATAATGTTGAGTCTCCAGAACAACCTGGCGACGTTGAGGGTGATGTGTTTGCTGGTACCCCAGCATATGTTAGCCCAGTTGGTGGAGACGCCGGTGTTGACGCGCGCGAATACCGTTCGCATGACGATTATTTGCGTGCGCGAACTATTGTGGGACTCACACGGGTCCGCAATGTTCAGTCTCGCGTTCTTCGTCAGGCGCAATTTTACTCGGACGTCATGCATTATTTCTCCCCCATATGGACTTTTTTGTCGACGCTTTTTTACAGCGTTGCCGAATATGTCGACGAGATTGTGACTGTTCAACTCGTAATGGCTGGTCTCACGCTTATGTACTCGGTGTGTGGTATCCCCATGATCTTGCATTTCATGACGTGTTATCGGCCGGGAACTACTTTGCGCCGACGTGGCAATCGTGCGGTTGTGAGCGCCACGGCTCTTGCGAGTGGCGTCGCTTTTGTTGCGTGGCTGGTTATGCGCCGTCGAGCAAAGCCCCCCTGTGTGGAGAAACAAGGCATTGTCGAGTTTACCATGGGTGAGCAAGCCGATGTGGTGCAAGGCGGTCCGCCTGCGCCAGAGGCTCCCACCACAACCACGGTTGCGAATCTTAGTGGTGCTGTGTCTCGCAACGCTATTTACGCTGTGATGAATGCTGGCCGTTCGGTTTCTATCGCCGTTTTGACCCCTTTGAAGACTGGTTTGTATGTTAGCAATTATCATTGCTTTCATCCCATATTGACGGAGGCTCGTCGATTGGGCCAGTTTGATGTGGTTTTTACGCGCCTTAAAGGCACGCCGCAGTCTTTTACAGTTCCTTTTGCAAACCTTTGGACCCCTGGTTACGATAAGTGTGATGTTATGTTCATGAAGATGAGCGGGCCTGCTGAGGTTGATGTCACCGGGTATCTTATGCCGTACCAGTGGCTTCACGCCATGGGGAGCGGTCAACGTATGCCCATTCGTGATTCCACGTTGAGCTTGTTGCGCGCGCCTATGGAGTGCAAGCGTGGACTGTTGGACGTCGTGGGGAAATTGGACCTTGTGAAAGCGCAAACGTTCGGATTGCCCCAACTTATTTCCTGCCGTTTTGAGGGCGCCCCTGCGCCTCTCAAAATGATAGGGACGAAGTGTGCGGTGATGACGGAAAAAGGTGATTGTGGTTCGCCGTTTTTTGTCCGCACGAGTCAAGGCTCGGGTGGAGGAGCGTATCTTGCTGGTTTGATGGCCGGGCGAGTGGCGCTCGGCGCTGATTATAGCCTGGCAATTGCTCCACTTACCGACCGGCTCGTAGCGTCTGCTATTGATGCTTTGCAGAGCACGCAGACCCACGTTGCTGCACCGTTGTTTGGGATGACTCCAGACACGCGGCTTTCTCCGGATCGCGCCCACCCTGATTTGCCCTCGGCTGTCGATGGTTTGGTGGCGCTCGGTGTGTTGACGAATTCTCAGGGCGTCAATACGAGTTCGCTGAATTCATTTCGCTCGCGGTTGAAGCCGTCACCATTTTGTGAATTACCGGCTGTCTTGGGACAACTCGGGCCGGTGGCTCATAAGATGCCTCCCAATCCCACGGCTACGCAACATTTTGCCCGTACAGTCGGTCGGATGGAGCGTAGACCTGTGCCCGTGACGGATGCTGAACGGATGGCAGTCGAGGACCTTTCGGGTCAGTTGGAAGAACTCGTTGAGGAACATCGCGGGGAGTTTGGCCCGATGTCGCTGTTCGAGTCTATCAACGGACGTGGAGATGTTGGTCCGTATCCTATGGACACGTCCCCTGGTTTTGGTTTCAAGGGGAAGAAGTTGAACTTTTTCGAATTAGCGTGCGTAGCAGGAGGTTGTGGAGATGGTGCTTGTGCACGTTATCACCCAACCGAAAGCGATTATTTGGTACCTGGTCGTGAGCTCAACTATTACCCAGGACCTGAGCTCCTCGCTCAGATCGAAGAACTTCGTACTCGGCTGTTGGCTGATGAGCTTGACCTTGCGGTGTTCCGCGCAGCGTTGAAAGACGAAGCGGTTGAGATGTCGAAGGAGAAGATTCGGGTGTTTTTCGTTGGCATGATGAGCTGGAACATTCTCATACGTCAACTTTATGCCCCGCTTTTGTCCATTATGAAACAGGACAGGCTTGGGTCAGAGTGTGCGGTCGGGATGGATTGTCTATCTGCTGACTGGGAACAGCTGATGGAGCATCTCGACGGGTATAATGCCGACCAGCGCCTTGCAGGCGATTACTCTAACTATGATAACTCCATTCATAGTCGTTTGATTGGCCGCGCGTATTCTGTCATCGAGAACCTGGGCCGCGTTGCCGCTTGGGATTCTGAGTCGTTGCGGTTGATGAACGGCATCGGGAAGAATATGACGAACCCCGTTTACATCGTGTTGGGTATGGTCATCCGTGCAGATGGCACCAACCCTTCTGGGGTTGCTATCACGACGTGGGTTAATTCACTAGTGAATAGCCTTGTTCACCGCATTGCTTTCTACACCAAGAACCCGATGGATTATGTCGGTCCTGACGATGATGGGTTGCATCCCTTTCAGAGGAGCGTCCGATTGAGCACGTACGGTGACGATGTGTTGGGTGCTGTTCGGGACGTGCCGGGCGTGTTGGCGATTACCAACCACGACGTCCGGGATGCTGCGGAACGATTGGGGATGGTGTTTGGCCCCATTGACAAGGAGTCAGCTTATTTTCCGCCGAGTTATCCCGTTCGTGAGGTGTCGTTCCTTAAGTGTACTGACACTTATGTGCCCCAGTTGAAGCGGCGCGTCGGTATGGTCGCCCAAGCCTCGGTTCGCAAGTGTCTCACGTTTGAGCGTAATGCAGACTTTGAGGCTCGCCGCAATACGGCCGAGTCCGCGTTGCGACTTTTTTACGTGCGCGCTTTGGTGGAAGGGCGCGAAGGGGGTTTTTCCTCTATGCGCGAGCAACTCCTTAGCGTTTTGCTGCCTAATGTGGAGGATTCCATTGAGCGTGAGGGTCTTTTACCTAACCTCGACGCGATCACGAGTGGGCTCATGTCCGCTGATAAGGTCGCGTCTAAGGTGTCGACCGCCGAATGGTGGGGGGTCGACATCTAGGTAGCGTAGTGTAGTGTATATTTCTTGTACATATTGTATATTAGTGTATGTTTGTATATTTTAATATTTATTCATGCTGATTACATCAGTTCAGTTGGTGTTTGTACACTACTTTTAAAATTATTATGGAGGAATCTAAGGGAGACAACGTTATTACTTTATTAGACGCTACTAAGTCGGTGGCAATGGATGACCTCATGACGCAAGCCGCGCCTGATATGATGGCGGGTTCGGCCGATATGGGAAGTATGCCTGTGGTCAATGATACCAGTGAGATATCGCGATTTTTGTCGCGAGAAGTGTTGATAGGTTCATATTCATGGAACATTGGGACGACGCCGTTTTATCGGCTGGATCCATGGACTTTGTTTTTGACCCAACCTGCGGTTGCTGAGAAAATCAAATATTTCTCTCGACTGCGTGGCAACCTGTGTATTCGGTTGAATATAAGTGCCACTCCTTTTCATTATGGGTCGGCTATGGCCACGTACAGACCCCATCCGGGGGTAACTGTCAATTTTGATCCACAGTATAATTTGGCTGTGGCGTCGGAAGCTGCCGCTTATTCGAAGAATCTCAAAATAGTGGAGTCGCAGTTGGTTGGAGTGCGGTTTCAACCGTGTTACGACCATACTGTGAGTATGAAATGTCCGTACGTTCATTTCAAACCTGGTATTGAAGTAGCGTATGGGATTTATGGCACGATTGGTACTTTTTCCATAATTGGGTTGACCAGTTTACAGCACGCTAACGGTGGCACGAATCCCGTGAGCATTGAAATTTTTGCGTGTATGGAAGACGTTGTGTTGGACGTACCTACGGCCATTGCACAGGGTTTTTCCATTGAAGCGGCGGCGAAGAAAGTGAAAAACGTTATCTCCGCTGGCGCTATTGCCACGAAGATGGCAGCGGAATGGGCGCCCACCGTGATGAACGGTATGGCCATGTTGGGTTTTTCTCGTCCCTTGACGCAGGATCACCCTTCGTCTGTGAGAATACTTCCTTTTCAGCTTTCAAATTACGATCTGCCAGATACTGCAGAGCGGCTTGCATTGTCTGCCAATTCGGAGGCTCAGCTTGATGGGGTGAATGTCGGTGTTACGACAGAGGATTCCCTTATGGTAAATGAGATTGCCAATCGGAACGCTTTTATTGAGAGTGCCGTTTGGGACACTTCTGATGTGCGGGGCACGTTTTTGGTTGGTTCGTTTGTTACGCCCCAACAGCAATCAGTGTCACAGTATGTCAAGGGGACTTATGGCATTTACACGTATGGCAATACTTCCCACGTGTGCCAAACACCTGTGGCTTTCGCCGCGTCTGTGTTTTCTCATTGGAGGTGTGACATGGTTTATACGTTTACCATTGTGGCGTCTCCTTATCATAAGGGTCGGCTACGTGTGTGGTACGACCCCAACCCGTCGAGCGTATCTTCACCGGAGTACAATCTTGCCAACTCGACGATTATTAACCTAGCGGAAGAATCGAGTGCTGAGATTCGTGTTCCGTGGCAGAATGTACGAGATGCGGCTCGCACGGAAGCTAGTTTTTATACGAACACTTCGGCGAGTCCTGCATCTCTTGCAGTTCGCGCAGGTACTATCACGCGAGACGTGTGCAATGGGGTCATCGTGTGTGAGGTGTTAAATCCTTTGACGGCACCAGTGGACGGCGCGAGCGTTTCCGTCATTGTGGACGTTCGGGCGGAAAATTTTGTTGGTTATGGCCCGAGGATGCCACGCGATTTCCAAGATCGCTCGAGCGTTGTTGTGTCCGATATGATGGCGACGCCCTACACACCTCAGTCGTATGATGTTGCGTGTGGCGATGCAGTTGCGTCATTTCGCCAGTTGTTTAAGCGGTACAGCCAAGAGTATGCAGTTCAGGTTCGTTCTGATTCTACAGCTGGCCCCGGCCGCCAAGTCGAGGTTTTGTTGCCGATTGTGTTACCTCCTCCTGGTCAGACGCTCACTAGTTCTCAAGCTCTTGACGTTGATAACTTGGCGCATCCCACCAACTTCACATCGTGGTCTTTTCGTTCGTATATCACGCAAGCTTTTGCTTTGTGTCGTGGTTCCGTTCGGTGGAAGGTCGCGGTGGGCGCATACAATGCTGTAGCCATGGCTCCCGGCATTTGTGGCGTGGCTAGATACCACGGTACGCGTGCCGAGTTTGGAGGGACGAACCATCGCAAGTCGTACCGACGTTCTGGAGCGGTGAATTCCGTCAATTTCGAGGACGAATGCATCACTGCAAAAGAGTTGTCTCGGGCCACTATTGGTGATGAAGGAACGCAAATTGCGCAGCTTGCGCCGAACGAGACGTCCTATTTGGATGTAGAGTTCCCGTTTGTTTCCGCTTACCGCGCTTTTAACCCACGAGCGCACATCAACAGCGTGCATGACGATCGCCAGCACATGAACGCTGTGGTTTTGGGCGATACCGGCGATACTGTCGGCACGTCCTATTACATAGCGCGCATATATACAGCCGCTGGTGAAGACTTTAACGTCTTCTATTTTTTACATGCCCCTGCCTTTTTGGCTGCTATGCCAGCCATATCGTAGGGGGGTGCACGATACATGTTTTATGTTTTTATATTTTCATGTTCGATACTTTAATACTTTGTTTAGTAGTTGCTAGTGC